CGAAGCAACCTCTTATCGGCTGCTCTACGGCGACGTTCCATCTCTTGTGACTGCTTCACTCCCATGAGATATTGCAGACAACGCTCGAGTAGCTCCAGGCGTACCGTTCCGTTCATCACTCTGTCTCCTTCGTACCGAACGCATCCTTGACGATGCACATCCAATGTGCCGACACCTTGATCGCGACTTCTCTCTCCGACAACGGCTTCTTACAAATGCTACACAGGACTTCCGTCTTCGGGCTCTCCGGTTCGCAGTCGTCGTCGAAGCATCCCAACGCTCTCTCGAGAACGTCCAACGCTGTCGTCTCGATGCTCAGCTCGTCGTGATGATTCTCGATCGCGTTCTTCACCAGCTCGAACGCGAACCGAATACTAACGCTATACACGACTCCAGGCTGATCCTTGTATCGAAGCTCGGTCTCTCCTAGGTCTCTATTGTCGATCTCTACGTCTGTGTCGTCGATGTATACGACGTTCTCGTTCATGACCAATACCCTTTCTTCTCCATCCACATCCTGCTCATGTAGTGCGCACGCCGATACGCCACGCGCTTCGTGAACGATCGCTTCTCCACGGTCCAAGCTACCCAGATGACTCCCCACAGCACACACACGCATGATCCTACGAGCATATTCAACAGCATTCTATCACCTCACATCCTACCACTTCTCTTGCGTATAGATCCAACTACGCGACCCCTCACCCCCAAACAACTTTAGTTCCAACTTTAGGTTAGGACCTTTCTCAAACCTACCATGTTTTGGGGGCATGGCATTCAAACTTTCGTTTTGCAATCTTCCGTGCGGCAGTATACTTAGACGTAATCCGTTAAATCCCACTTTCACGGGGACAGCCGAAATGGCCACTTTAGGCGACAATTCTCTCACACCGACAGTCGAGTATCCTGATCCCGTGCGTCACGAGTGGCGTATGATGGCAGAGCTTCGGTTGCGTATGCCAGACATTGCGGTGAAGGAAATCGCGAAGGCCTTAGGCTACGCTTCTCACACTGTCCGGGCGTGGAGTCGCAATCCCGCGTATCAGCGGTATGAGAATTTCGTCATCAAGAAGCAGCTCGACGAGCTTCCGCCGTCCAGCCTTCCAGGCAAGACTGTTGCGCAGGTCTTCTCGGAGTATGAAGTGGAGATGGCCGAGCGACTCATCGATATTTGCCAGACTTCCTCCGACGAGAAGCTCTCGGCGCAAATCGCGCAAGATCTCCTCGACCGCGCAGGCCATGCTCCGAAGCACCGTGAGAACGTTCGTCCCCTCATTATCAATCTCGGGAATGACGTTCTGCAGATGTTCCAGCGGCGTGCACTCGAAGCAGGATTGGTTGCGATAGATGGACATACTCTCGAAGAAAGCACACGATAAGTTCTTCCGCGAGGAACTTCTCATCTCCCCTCCGACGTCAAGTCAGGGAGATGAGCTGCGTGGCTTTCTGCGCGAGAATGGAATTAAGTCGCTCTACTTCTTCGCCACCGCCATCTTGAAGTGGGACCTTCTTCAGGAAGACCCTCACCTTCCGATGTGCAGCTTCATTCAGACGCCGAACGATCCTCCGCTCGCCCGCTTCCGTAAAGTACTTCTCGTCCCTCGAGACTGTTACAAGTCGACCATCGGAAGTAAGTCTCTTCCTCTCTGGTATCTCATCCAGCCGATGCTTGAAGGGATACCCGGTCGAGAGCATCGCATTCTCCTCTGCAGCAGCGCCAGCACGAACGCGATGAAGCAGATCAAGTCGATTCAGACGCAGGTCGAGCGGAATCAAATCCTCTCGTGGGTGTATCCCGAGATCATTCCAGATCTCTCCCGGACGACGTGGACGCAATCGAACCTCCTCTTTCCGAGAGACGGGATGTATGGCGAAGACACAATCGAAGCTGCTGGTGTGGATTCCCATATTGTCAGCCGACATTACACCATCCAAATCAAGGACGACCTCGAAGACAAGCAGAGCTTCGAACAGCCCTCTGTGCGAGAGAAGGTCAAGTCCTTCTACAAAAGCGCGGAAGCGCTCTTCGTCGACGAGCAAACGTCGATAGACATCCTCATCGGGACTCGTTGGGGAATTGACGACCTCTACGCGGATATTAAGGAGAGTGAGAGTGGGACATATGCCTTTTACACACGGCCGTTGCACTGGACTCAGGAAGATCTCAAGCGGGACATTCGTCAGGCGGAGGAAGTAGGGAAGCCTCCTATCTACGACATGATCCCTGAGGAAAGTGCTCCGGAAGAGAATAAGACGTACTATTTCTTCCCTAAGCTTTTTCCTGAGGAGTCATGCGAGAGAATCAAACGGAAGCAGGGATCGTTCATGTACAGCATGCTCTATATGAACAATCCAAGGGATCCGGCTCTGGCGGAATTTCGCGAGACGGATCTTCGCTACTTCTCTTTCGACAAGGAAGGGAACCTGGTCATCGAGGACACGGACAACGCAAAGTTCGACACCGTATCCTTCGACAGCCTTACTCGTGTCATGTTCTGGGATCCTGCACTTGCGGAACGCGAGCTCAAGAAACGCAGCCGCAACGCGATGATTGTGATGGCGCGGGACAACCGCAGTCGCCTCTTCATTCTCGACGCTTACGCGGAGTATAAGAATCCCGGGTTTCTCTTCTCGAAGTTCATCTCCCTGCACCAGAAGCATCGCGTGCATAAGGCCGCTATTGAGGATGCCGGATTCCAGCGCATCCTCAAGTTCCCTCTCTACCAGCGAATGAAAGAGTTGAACTACCACTTCCCGGTAGAGGGTGAGCCGCCGATCGGAGATAAGGATGCTAGAATTCGTAGCCTCATTCCCTACGTCGAGACTCACGACCTTTTCATTCGACGGGGGCTCACGGACTTTGTTGAGGAGATTAGAGGATTTCCTGTTTTCCCGACCAAGGACCTGGTCGATGGAGCAGCAGCTTGTCTTGCCGTTCTCAGCAAAGCTGGAGACGCTAAACAGACTGCTTCAAGTCCCTTCCAAGCACGACATCACCGACACCTTCAAGCAGTGAACGACCAGGCGCTCTCAACGCGTAGTCCAATGACGGGGTATTAATATGGCGAAACGCCAAGTGAAACTCGATGACGAAGAACTGGAGAAGGACGATGCCGAATCCCAAGAAAAGCCGAAGAGGAAGCAAGCCCCGAAAAAGCGCAAAGCGGTCGTAGCGGCGGCAAAGCCGAAGAAGGAAGAGGCTCCGAAGAAGGCGAAGAGTGATCGTCCGATGAGCGTCGGCGGGATTATCATCAAGACCGCGGCAGAGCGCCAGTCATGGGAGAAGGATGCTCCGTGGCACCGGAAGAACAATTCGGAGTCGAGGTTCAGAGACCATGCCCCAGATCGTCGCACCAAAGATTGAGCTGACCGAGGAGCAGGAGAAGGCGTTAGAAGCGCAGGTTCACGCCGCGCTTACGGACGCTCTCACCGTCCATTCTCACCGGGAAGATCACCTTGCCTCGCTCCTGAAGGCGTATAAGAGAGTGCCTGAGCACACCTCGAAGGACTTCCCTTGGCCAGGCGCCTCGAACGTCGTTGTGCCCCTCGTTCAGATCGTCGTGGATGCCATTGTTGCCCGCCTGATGAAGAGCGTCTTCGGCGTCAAGCAGCAGTTCGAGGTCGAAGTCAAGAGCCCGGAGTGGGAGCCCAAGGAAAAGGACATCCGGGACTGGTGCGAACACTTCTTCAGCGTTAGCGGAAGTCGCGATCGTCTCCGCGGAATCTTTTACGACCTCGCGCTTTACGGTGAAGCCATCGTCAAGCCGATGTGGGTTGAGAAGAAACGCGTCATGCACCAGTACGATCAGACTGGGCAGATGGTCGAGAAGGAGATCGTGGACTATGAAGGACCGGTCTGGCATACGCCGGCTCCTGCTGACATCATCGATCCTCATGGTTTTGATGAGTGGGATGAGTTGCCCTGGGTCGCTGAGAGGCTGCGTTATACGAAAGGCGTTCTCATCCGAGACGCAGAAGACCTCGGGTATGAGAATATCGAGGAAATTGTCTCACATGCCCGGCCCCGTGACGACGCTCGGTATAAGATGAGTGCGGAGGTCCAGCATAAGGAAGGGGAAGTTCAGAACCCCGACTGGCCCATCACGCTCTACGAGATGTGGGGCTACCTCGAAATTCCTCTGACATACGAAACAGGTGCTGGCGAGCCTTCGAAGGAGACGACGAAGTGGTGTGAGGTCATTCTCACCTACAACCTCGAGGCGCGGAAGTTCGTGAAGAAGGTCTACAACCCCTTCTTTGGTCGTGCCCGCTTCCTTCGAAAAATCCCTTACCTTGTCCAGGCGCACGAAGTCCATGGTCTTGGTGCCGCAGAACAAGCGCTTCCCTTTCAGATTCAAGCGAGCACCGTCCACAACCAAATTATCGACGCAGCCACTGCCGCCAACGGCGGCATAACGATTGCGAGTCCCGAGTCGAACATCGGGGCAGGCGAGCGAGTGCATCCTGGCAAAACGATCGTGGATCCGAACCCGGATAAGGTGAGGATCCTCCATCTTGCGGAAGCCAGCAGCACTTTGCAAAACATGCTCCCCCAGATCATTCGACTTGCGGAGACCTCGACAGGCGTGTCCGCATATAATCTAGGCATGGAGAGCGCCATCGTTGGCAGTCAGGCTACAGCAACTGGTACTACGGCCCTGATCAACGAGGGTAACCAGAGATTCTGGGTCTCCATCGATGATATGCGTGACGCGCTTGTCGAGATCCTCTACCTCACGATTCAGCTCGTGCAGCAGATGAGCCCGGAGGGCGTGAAGATTACGGAAGACAGGATGATCGTCTTCCCACAGGGCGACGTGCGTACCGCTATCGGCCTGAAGCTGAACATGGCGTCGGAATCCCTGAATAAGGACGTGGAGCTGCAAAACCTCCAAGTCCTCATGGCAGTTCTCAACGAGTACTACGCCCGTATCATGAACGCGTCGGCGATGATCTTCAATCCACAGTTCCCACAGGAACAAAAGAGCGCCGCAATCCAAGTCATGCAGAGCGCTCACGACATCGTCAAACGCTTCGTCGAACGCTTCTCGGTGGAGAACGTCGACACAATCGTCCCGAACATCCTTCAGATTCTGCAGGGTGCTCAGCAGCAGGGTCAGCAACCAGGACCGCAGATGACACCGCAGGCAGCACCACAGGCACAAGCAAATGGCATACCGAACGGACAAAATCCCGGAGCACGTCCGCCGTCAGGTCCTGGAGGTGTTCCAGGAGGAGCTCCAGTCCCTCCACAGCCAGCTCCGTACGTGCAGTAATATGAACGACATGCTCAGGCTGCAGGGCAAGGCGCAATTCGTGTACGGATGGATCACAGCACTAACGACAGAGTCGACGAAAGTCGATGGACGGAAAGAGGGGGAGAAACCCAATGGCCTTACCGGATATTGATGAGCATGGGATCGTGAGAAGTGGACCGTTCGCTGGGTTGAAGGCGGAGGAAGTCTTTGAATTTGCAGAAGCGTCGGCAGCGTCTAAGCGAGAAGCTGAGGGTCATGGGCAACCACCTCCGGCTCGTAATCCTGCTGAGACTTTGTCGGCTGCTGCTAAGGCTCGGACTGATCCCATGAACACCTTCACGTTTGCGCAGTTCGAGAGGATCGACGAGGACAATTTCTCGAAGACCGTCCCGGACTACGACAAGTATAAAGAGAAGATCGCGAACGTCAAGAAGACCATGACTCCCGATCAGCGTGCGCAGCAAGGCGTGCACAAGTTCATCTATCAGAACGTCCGTATGGACGATCCGGAAGTGCAGAAGGTTATCTTCGGAACGATTCCTCCTCCTGGAGTAGTCGAGGAGCCGCCCGATGCTGAAGTTCCTGCAGTTTCTGAGGAAGAGGAAGCGCCGGCAGCACCTGTCGCCCCTCCAGCGAAAGCGCCTGTTGCGAAGGCAACTCCGAAGTCTGTTCCTTCGCCGGTTGCGAAGCCGACTCCCCGGAGCACGGCTGCTCCTCCGGCTGTGGTTAAGTCTACACTGAAGGCCACGCCAAAAGTAATTGCGCTTGCGGAGCGCTACTCGATGACCGTCGACGAGTATCTCGGTCACCTTGAAGCCCAGGGCTACACGCAAGAGCAGCTGAACAACTTGAGCCTGCCGTCGTCGGCACGGACCAACCCCACGAACAGACCACGGAGTATTTATGACCGATAGACCGCAGGTGTACGATCAGTTCGTTGTCAGGGATCCTGACCCGAACTACCGCTATCGCTGGTGCAACGAGCGCGACCGCGCAATGCTCCAGAAGATGAACGTTGGCTGGGAGGTTGACAAGGACGGAAAAGACGAACTTCCGAACTTGCTGCCTGCCGGTCAAGCAGTCGAGAACCCGGCCGGAGGAACAATCCGCAAGCGGGGGGACCTCATCCTGATGAAGATCCCGAGGGACGTGTACGAAGAAAGGGTTGAAAAACCCAGACGCCAGGCTGCCGAAAGGCAAAACGTGTCAATCGACACAATGGTAAGACAGGCGGATGAGCAGGCGAAGAAGGCTCTTCGGCGTGCGGGATACCGAGACTCTCAAATTCGAGAGTCGCACGTATTTTCGACGTCCGATCAGCCCGGATTCGACGGCAACCGCTGAAAGGAATGAACAGTGGCGAATACGTGGACTCGAATCCCATTTCGCGCCGTTCGTAATCTTTCGGGACCTGGCCTCCCTTCAATCGAACTGCCCGAGGGCACCAATCAAGTTTTCAAGCAAGGTGCTCCCGTTGTTTTCGTGGCAGGTTTCATTGCAGAGTGTGGCGCAAATCCGGTAATGATTACGGGCCTTGCGACTAAGGACGGACAGAACAAGGCGTCGGGCGTGGCTCGTCAGGATATCATCCTGGCCCACCCGGCGACTCTCTTTCTCGGATATCTCGATACGGCAGCTGCTGAGGGCGCAGGCGTCTCAAGCACCCTCGATCGAGGTCTCTCATATGGCATCGCGAAAAACGCTGCCAGCGGCAAGTGGTTCGTGAATAAGAGCGATACCACAGCGAAACGCGTTACCATCTGGGAAGTCTGGGAGCAGGCGATGGACGCCAAGACTCCCGCCTGGGGCGACACGCTCACTCCGGTCGTCTTCTCCTTCGCTGCGCCGTACTGCAGCATAACGGCGGTGGCATAACATGTCAAGAGTCTCTACAGGCGGATTTTCCGCCCTACTCGCAGAGGGCCTCTGGCGTGTGTTGTTCAACACGCTGAATCGTCAGCCGAATCAGTGGGTCGGTGTCATGAAGACCCACGACATGAAGAAGGCTTACGAAGAAGACACGAAGGTTGCCGGGTTGGGCTCGATGGTTCCGAAGCCCGAAGGCGACCCCATCAGCTTCGATGTCCCGATCATGGGAGCAGGCGTTCGCTACACGCCCTCGTCCTACGGTCTGGGCTTCCGAATCACCCGCGAGATGTGGGATGACGATCTCTACCACATCATGGATAAGATGGCGAGCGAGCTAGGTCGCGCCGCGTCTTACAAGATTGAAGTCGATGCCTGGAGCATCCTGAACAACGGCTTCAATCCCGCATTCACCGGCTCGGACGGTCTGCCTCTTCTCCACATTGCGCATACCCGCTTGGACGGCGGAGCAGTGATGGCGAACAAGCCGACGGTCGATGTCGATTTCTCCGCCACGGCGTATCAGGCGGCTTTGGACCACTTCAAGACGATGGTCGACGAGCGAGGGCGTCCGGTTGTAATGTCGCCTTCACTCCTGATCATCGACCCCTCCTTCGAATGGGCAGCGAAGGAAATCCTGGAGTCGGAATACAAGCCGTACACGGCGAACAACGAAATCAACGTTCTGCGGTCGGACGGCAAGATGGACTACTTGCTGTCGCGGTATCTCACGGACAGCGATTCGTGGTTCGTCCTGAGCGACGAGCACGACCTCAACTTCTTCTGGCGCGTCAAGCCGGAGACGGGCGAGGCCGACGACTTCCTCACGGGAGACGCACTGTATAAGATCTACTCGCGCTACGCCAAGGGTTTCACCGAATGGCGCGGCGTGTACGGATCTTCAGGCGGCTAGCGCAATACGGGGGAGAGCAGGACACTCTCCCCCTTTTCGTGGGCGAAGCACACAGACGCTAAGGACTTCCGATGACACAGACACAGCGACCGCGGTTCGGGTCGACCGGTTTTCACGGTGAGAGAGGCGGAATCACGCCCTCTGCCCATGTATTCCGGGACACGGCTATGCAGGATTGGTACCTGTGGATTGCCACGGATGGGACGTTTCGTTGGGCGAGTGCGGATCGCGCGGAAGATCCCTCGTTCAACTGGAATTATGACGGGAATGCAATTGCATACCGCGAGAGTCCGGACGGTACTGCCGTCTTCCCCGCTTACACCTACGCTCTCGACAATGACACGGGGCAATTCCGTGTAGGCGCAAACAATGAAGGCTTCTCAGCCGGCGGGATTCTTCGTTGGGATTACAACACCATCCGCATGAAGCTATCGCCAGGGTACATCCTGGACTTCGGCGGGTACACCCAGATCAGTGCCACGCCTCTCGCGTTGACGATCAACACTGATCTGGTTGTGGACGGGGACATCTCCTTCACGGGGAATCTTACCTTCAGCGATGAGTTTCTCGGTCTGGACGGAACTGCCCTCAATCCTGCGTATAGCTTCGCCTCGGCGCCGAACACGGGCATGTATCTCGTGGCGTCGAGCGTCTTAGGCTTCTCAGCTGCGGCGGAACTGCGTTTGTCTGCCTCTTCGACGGAAGTCACGACCTTCGTTCCGTTGAACGCTTTCTCACTTTCCGTGCAGAACGCTGCGAACTTCCTCAGCGACGTGAACGTGGCAGGAGCGATTGCAGGATCCTCTTCGATCTCCGCCTCGGGGATTGTCTCTTCGACCACGGGTCTTGCAGCGCCCTGGCTGGATCTGCCTGAAGGCGTGATTCCTCCAGATCCCTTGGTGAATACCGCACGTCTCTACTCGATTGACGTGAACGGGTATACCCAGGTTGAGATTGTAGACGGTGCATCGAAGGCTGTTCGGCTTGCCTCAGACAACGTGCTAGTTGCGAAGGTTTCGGGAGTTTCGGTCACGCGAGGTCAGGCAATCTACATCTCGGGTGCGAACGGCGCAAATCCTCTTGCCAGCCTTGCTCGCGCGGACAGTCTCTCTACGCTGCCTTGTGTCGGCATTGCGATGGACAATGGAAATGCAAACGCCTTCATCCGTGTGCTTCTTGGCGGCACTCTGCAGCTGCTGAACACTTCGGCGTTTAGCGAGGGCGATCGTCTCTTTGTCTCTCCCACGACCGCCGGGAATATGACGACGACGATTCCTGTGGCACCGAACTATGCCCAGAGAGTAGGCATCGTCACACGTGCCCACGCGACTCAGGGTGAGATGATCGTTCTGACGACGTCAATCGATGGACCTCCTCGGGTGCACGCAACTGCACATGAGGTTGGAGGAGGAGACCAGATTACGGGCGCGATGGCAGTCTCCTCGATCACCGCACCTTCTGCAACGTTCGGATCGTTGAACACAACTCCGATCAACCCCGCGAACATCTCCGGGACGATTCCCAACACGAAGCTTTCTGTGGACGTGCTACGGTATACCGGCGGCTATCCAGGAGGCACGGTTAACTACCTTCGTGCGGATGGAACGTTCTCTCCTGTCGTTGCAACCCCTGGCCCTCATCACGCGACCCACGAGCCTGGAGGAGCAGACGCTCTCGCACTAACGGCCGCTTCTCGTCTCTTTGGCCGAGGAGACTCAGGCGCAGGTGCAGTACAGGAAATCACCCTGGGCGCGGGAATGTTGATGACAGGCACGGTGCTTTCTTCTCCTGTCGCCTCGACGACCTTCCGAACGTCTTTCACGTGGTCGTTGGTTGGCGATCTTACCTCCCTGAACAACACGTTCATTCCTGGACCGTACATTCCGCTGACCGGTACGCAGACCGCCCGGATTGTTGGAATTCGTGGACGTATCCACACCGGTACGAGCGTCGGCTTTACCCTCTATCGCACGGACGTGGCGTCAGGGACATATACGATCACTCCAACTCGAACTACGACCGCGGTGAACATTCCAATCACCAACGAAGACGAGATGTTGATAAATATCACGTCGACGGTCGGCTCACCGACTAATCTGAATGTTTCTCTCATCGTGGAGATTACTCCGTAATGCCTCTCACCTGTGAATACCTCGTCGTTGCTGGTGGCGGTGGCGGAGGCAACTGCACCAATAACGGTCGCGCCGGAGGTGGCGGCGGAGGCGGAGGCTACCAGTCCGGTACGGCGACAGCTAATCCGTCGTTCGACTACTACTGCGCGGTTGGCGCAGCTGGTGGCAAGGGTGGTGACAGCGCCATCTATTACTTTACGAATTGGGTGCCCGGCGGCGGCGGTGGAGCCGGTGGCGGTTCAGATCAGTCACAACGCACGGGTGGTCCCGGTGGCTCTGGAGGTGGCGGTTCGTCGCCTGACGGCGGCGGCGGTGCTGGAACAGCCGGTTACGGGTACTCAGGCGGAGGTGCTGGCAACATTTTTGGCGGCGGAGGTGGCGGTGCTGGCGGAGGTTCGACCGTCGCGGCGAACGGCGGTACGGGTATTGGATCCGCGATTAACGGCTCGTCGATATGGTACGCCGCTGGTGGTGGTGGCGGAAAAGTTGACGGTGGCCCAGGCGGTATTGGTGGTCCTGCTGGTGCGAACGGCGCTGGTAACGACAGTGGTGCGACTGCGCCTCAGTGCTACGGGGGTGGTGGTGGAGGTTCAGCCGGTGGATGGGGACCGTCTAATGGCTGGCCTGGGATCATCATCATCCGCTATGCCAGCCCTGTTCAACGTGCCACGGGTGGATCGATCACGCAGTCGGGTGGCTACTGGATTCACACGTTCTACGGCACCGCGTATTTTAGCACGTTTGCGGACCCACTGCCGACGATCACGCAGGTAGACAATACGACTACGGGTGCGGTGAATGACGCCGTTGTTGTTCGCGGTGCCGGTGCGCAATACACTCATGTCTTCGGCTCGAACCTCTTCAACGGGAGCAACGGTACCGTGTCTGGTGCTGGTGTCACCGCCCCATTCGCGGCATGGAATGGTGCCGACACCCTTATTGCGCTAAACATCACAGCAGATGCTAGTGCTGCACTAGGCGCACGCACGCTCACTGTGAACAACGGTGTGGGAGCTAGTGCAGGCGTCACGCTGACAGTCGTTGCTGGTGCGCCGACCATTACGAGCATTGTTGGCTGGGCAGAGGCTGCTCCTCAGGGCTTTCTTGGCATTAGGCGTGTCGTATATATCAACGGGACGAACTTTGATGCCCCTGGCGCAGTCACGGTGAACGTTAGCGGAGGCATTACTGTTTCGAACGTCATCGTGAACAGCGCTACGCAGGTTCAGGCGGACTTCACGGGGACAGCTGTCGGAAACTGGAACGTTTCAGTCACGACTACGAGTGGCACGTCAGGAACCGGAGTCTTCTCCGTGATTCCTGTGACTTCGTTGCCGACTGCGGGGATGGTCGTAAATCAGATCCTCAGCACGCGGCATACCAACCATCCTGGAACACTCGGGATGCACTTTACCGTAGGTGCGAAGGATCGCCTCGTTACACACCTAGGGCGGTGGAAGTTTTCAGACAGTGTTCAGCAGCACGAAATGGCCCTTCTCAACGATCAGTGGCAGATCATCGCCCGTGTCGTTGTCGATCTCGGCCCCGGTGCCGTGGATACGTGGGTCTATGCACCACTGCCCGCGCCTGTCGTGCTGAAGGCGAACACTGGCTACATGCTGACGGACTTATACCACTGTGGGGGTCCGGATAGCTGGGCGAATGTCTCTTCCCTCGCTCCGGATGGGAACGTGACGATTGACGGATATTTGGTCACTGCGTCTGTTCAGTACAAAGAGACATTCTCCGCGCTGCGCTCGGACTCCTACTCTATCGGGATTAAGTTCGTTGCGGGGGGTGCATACGGAGTTGTTGCACTGGGCCGGTATAAGAATCCAGGAAACAACCTCTCACATCGTATCCTTCTCAAAGACGCTGCGGGGCAGATCGTTCGTACTGCCACGGTCGACTTTACTGGCGGTAAGGGAGTCGATTCTCAGGTTAACTACGGAAGTGTGCCACTCTTCACGTTGACCACCGGGAATACGTACTACTTGCTCTCTGATGAGCAGGGAGGTGATACGTGGCACCAGTATCCCTGTTCGATTACTCCCTGGGGAGGCCTGACCAATCTAGGCTATGCGTATGAAGCGTATCCTGGACAGAACGGTCTGATTCCTCCTACAGTCGCTGGGGACGCGGCTAACCTCTTCGGCGGCACTGACATTCTTTGTATCGCGTCTCAGTGGTATAACCGATCAGAGAGTCACGGAACGTTCAATCTGAAATGGCTCAGCGCAGGTCAGCCTGTGGCGATGATCATCTAACAACTTTCTCGAAAGGAATTGCATGCCGACTACACCTCGTTCACAGAGCGCACTTGCACTTGATCAGAACTTCCAGCGAAGACTCTCCGGCCTGCTTCTCGCGCAGGCGGGCGCTGTTGCCGCCGAGGATCCGACGACTGAGTTTCATACTCAGAGGCGAATTCTCGCTCAGCAGATCTTGACGAACTCGCAATTCATGGTCCCCGCACTCGCGCCGACTATCGCGAATTCGACCAATCTTGTCGTGGCGAACACGACGTATAACTTCGAAGCGTTCGCAGTTGAAACATCGGCAACGGACGCAGAGATTCTTTCACAGATCGGGGCTCTGTGGAACGTTCTCGCAGGAGTCTAAAATGGACCTAATCCTCCTCGTTCTCTTCTTGTGCATCCTCGGCGCTGTTGTTTGGCTGCTGACTACGAAGATACCGATGGATCCGACTTGGAGGGTGGTCATTCAGGTCGTCGCGTTGATTCTCATCTTGCTCTACCTCCTCCGCCGTTTTGGCGGAGTTCCGAACGTTCTCTGAAAGGGAGATCATAGTCATGGCATGTCCAAATTACGCAGCTGACGTTTCACGCATTGCTTCGGAGAATCCCGAAGCATTCGCAAATTGCCATACGGGCAACGCTCACACGGAAGATTTCATTCGAATCGTCGCTGCGGAGCTTCACGCGAAGGACTCGAACGTCGGACTGAACGGAAAGCGCGGAGATCCCAACGACATCTCCGACGACGCAATTAACATCCTCGATCCGGATGAAGGTCCGGGGACTACGCCAGAAGGCGATCGTTGCTGGGTCGTTGACGTCGTCGTCAGTGCCGGCGCGCCGAATGCCACGCCTGGTTGGAATCCGCAGATGGACGCGGAAGGGTCGACTGGCGCATGGGTCAAGCCTGGCGCACCTCCGACCAGCGGCGGCGGCTCAGGAGAAGTCCAGCCGTATCCCTCGGAAGATCCGAACGGCGGCTGGTGGGGACAGGTCTTCGACAAGGCCGTCGCTCAGCTCTACGCGGATGCGGGGCGTGTCTACCCCGATCCGAACGATCAGAAGTCCTTGCGCTGGTGCGGGCGTACTGCCTACGACATCCGCGACGGGATGACGAAGGAAGACGCTCTCGCGAAGCACCTGAAGGAACTCAAGGTCGCGCTGGGAATCCAGCCTAAATAGGAGGAAAGATGCCATCGAAATCGACACGTCCGCAGTACGGGGCCACCGGCCACGCGAAACAGACGGGTGTGAACACTCCGTCAATGATCTATCTCGACGATACGAACGGCAACCAGTGGGCGTTGTGGTTCGATACCGCGGGCGGGCTACGCATGGCAGAACCTGCCGTGTGCGAAGCTGTCGGTTTCAACTGGAACACTGGTGGTACGACCATCGGTGGTCAGACATTGCTGACGGCGGAGGTCGACCAGAAGACGAAGACCGACGCGCCAAAGGCAAAGAAATCTGCATAGTGCAGGCAGCACCGTAGCACCTGCACGTCAGGCGGGAATGCGTACAACGCCTGGTGCGGAAAGGTAGGGGAGGGGATCTTGTCCAGGTCCCTTTCCCACCTATCTAAGGAGGATAAGATGACAGCTTCCTTTGTCACGTTTCACGATCACGCTGACCTCCTTGTTCACGATGACAGTGGGGAATTCCTGCTGCGTTGGTCGGAAGTACTTCCTACGAAGTCTCTCCTTGACATCCCCGAGGGGAGACTTGGTCGGACAATGCCTCCGTTCAACCCTCCGTTGTTTGCTCCGCCGACTTACTGGCCGGATGCACCTCGGTGGGATGGTCACACGGAACCACCTATGGAGAGAGGTTAGCATGGCAATTACTCGCGATTCACGCCACATCAGGATGACGTCTGTTGGAGACAAGGTCGACGACGTTCTCTACCTGTCCGGCCTCACTCTCGTCATTGTGGGAGGCACCGTTGGCAACAACTTCAAAGTCGTCGATAACGATGACAGCATCGTCGCAGAGGGCGTGGTCGAGGCTCCCGCACAGAACATCGACCTGCTCGGAGGGATCAGCATCCGCGTCAAGGGATTGCGTTACGCAACGGATCCCGGCGGCGTTAACTTCCTTCTCGCCCGATTGAAATGAGCGATACCCAGTCTGCACGCTGGCGGGAAGGGTCTGAGTGGTATACGTGCGACATGTGTGGCACTCACTACCCTCGCCGTCTCGTTGGCATGCAGAACGGCCGGACGCGCTGCCGAGGAATTGGCACGCATAACTGTTGGGAAGAGCCAGGGTATCAGGCTCACTATCGAGACGTCGAATTCGGCTACGAGGAGACTCCTGAGCCGCTTCCCGCAGTGGATGAGGATCTGTAGATGGCAAGACGCACCTTCGAACGGATCGATGCGAATCTCGCGCTGCGCGTGGGGAATCGTACTGACGTCTCTCCGATCATGCGGAGTGAGTGGATTAACGATGCACTCCTCCGGTGCTCTAACGAATACGAGCATCCCGAGATGGAAGGCATTTGCATCGAGACGCTTGTCACGGGGACAGATTCCATCTTCCCTATCACCGTCACCGATCTCTGGTGGCCTGTCATGGTGAAGAACAGTGCCTCGGGCGCAATCTGTCGTCCCGCTGACCGCGAACGTCTTGAGCAGGGCATTACGAAGACTCCTGGGCCTCCTTCACGGTTCTACTGGTGGAACAATCGCTTCTACTTCGACTCCACCGCGAACGCGGACATCCCCATTAAGATCTGGTATCGGCGGTTGCCCGCCGAGTGGACTACGGGAATCTCCGTCCTCGCGAAGGCCTACGATCTCATCCTGGAGTTGTACTCATCGGAGAACGCACTGAACTTCCTCCGAGAGTTCGACAAGGCAGAGCTTGCCGCGAGAGAGGCGAAAGCCTACGTGTCGGACATGAACCTGCCGAAGCGGGCAGAGAAGTTGAACGATTACAAGACCGGCCTTCAAGCTGGGGACAGGTGGCATAAGTAATGCTCACGAATGCCTGGAATAATGGCTCGCCTCTCGGCTCGGAGTTTGCTTCTTCGATCGACAATCACATGAGGGCGATGAAGATTGACGTGTCCGAGAGGATGTCAGTCGCCTTCATCTGGAACACGTCACAGGATTGGGATGGGTATCCTGTCTCCCTGCCCTTCCGTGCGTTGGACAATCTTCCGTTCATCTACACGCATCAGGCGAATTCGATTACGGGCGACAGCGACGCCGGAATGATCGAGTTGGAGACGACGTGGAACACCACGGGAGAGCCTTCTGCGATCTGGATGAACATCACGGACACCGCGTCCGCGCCTACATCGAAGATCTTCGAGTTCCTCGTCAACGGTGTCGTACAGTCTTCCCTTTCGAAGGACGGAGTCTTCTTCGCGAAGTCGACGGCTTCAGGACACATCGTTCCGCAGACGGACAACACGTACAACTTGGGTGCTCCGGCGCTGCGCTGGGCCCAGGCCTACATCGCGACCCTTATCGCGGGCTCTGCCACTTTCGCAGGCGGCGTCACCTTCAACGGCCCTGTGGTTTTCAACTCGACGGTGTCGGGACAGATCACAGCGGACAGCATGCATATCACGGGAGACCTTGTCGTCGACCGTTATACGACGTTGAAGAATACGGTGTATACGGGGTCAGCCAGCGTTCCCCTCATTCAGCCTGACGGTAGGATTCCCGCGGTTCACCCTGCGTACTTCCAGGACACGACCGGCGTCTACATGACTGGCGTGGGGTTGCTCGGGTCTCCGAACGCCTGGGCCTCGAGACAGGACTTCACGGCATACTCCGAAGAGCACACCGCGATTGCGATCATTGGCGGCGGCCTGACCATCGACATGGCCTTAGGCAGCGTGTTCGAGTTTACGTATAACCAGGCCATTGGTAATACGGTCGTGACGAGCGTTCCTGTCTCCGGCAAGTATGGCAGCTTCTGTCTGATCATCAACACTGCGGGATCGTTCTCGTGGCCGTGGTTCACTTCCATTGTCCACTGGCCAGGCGGCGGAGCTCCAGTCATCACGGCGGCCGGCGGGCGCATTGACAAGTACTTCTTCTTCACTCGGAACGGTGGAGCGACCTGGCACGGAAGTGTCGTGGGTCAGAACTACGCGCCATGATTGGATTGAAGCTAGGCAAGGCATACGGGCCGCCTCTCCTCACGTGGACTGGGCCGACGAACGGCACTCAGGACATGAAGGCGAATCCCGTTCTATACTTCGTTGCGGCGCCAGGGACTTACATGATCACCGTGCAAGGAGAAATCACGCTCTCCTGGGAGATCTGCGGGAATGGCGCTTATGGAGGGAACGGTGGCATTGACGCGAATGGAGGCAACGGAGGAGGCTGTGGAGAAGTGCGCAGCGGCAACGTCGTTCTCGTTCCTGGGACTACGTATCACCTAGGCCTGCAGGGCGCGAACGTCAACGGAAACTCTTTCATTGCGGTGTTAGGCGGTCCGGCGATTGTTGCGGCGGGAGGGACAGGCAATCGTAACGCACCCGTCCCGACGAACATTGGAGCTCTCGTCTTTCCTGGTCGGATAGGAGGGCAGGGAGGACAGTTCGTAACTGTCGCACCGGACGGCGATTCTGGCACGTACTCCGGGGCCTACTCTCCAGGCAGCGGAGGAGGCGGAGGTTGCGGTGGAGGTGCTTCTCTGGGTCACGGTGGCGATGGCGGTGGTAGACCTGGCAGTGGTGATCCTCCACAGGATCCGGGTCATGGCCCACCGGGAGCAGGCGGCACAGGCGGTACAGGAATTGGGTGGAGAGGCTTTGCCATTGGAGCAGGCGGCGGCGGGGGAGCATCTGCAAATAACAACCCCATAAGCGGCGGCCCGACTCCTGGCAGGGCAGGGTATAACGCGGGAGCAGTGGCGATTTTCGTGGCATAGGACATGGGCACAGTCAAGGCATTTAGGAGCATGAAGAATATGATGTATAAGGTGGTCGAAATCTCGAACGGGGAAGTCTTTCGGAATCTCTACATGGGCTTTATCGGAGGCGGTAATCACGCTGGCGAACGAAAGAAGTCCTACGGCTCCGCAGGCGTCGTTGCTCGGCTCGAACGACGCATCACGGTGAAGATGAAGGAGATCAGTGAGGCAGTGCCCACGCCTTCTCCTACGTCCGTTCCTCGCGTGATGAAAGAAGGGCCTCAGAAGCTACGGTTCACCGCCGACGAATTCAAGATGGTCAACGAGTACCTCAACAACGTTGAGTGGCTCACGTCTGGTGCAGAGGAAGTCGCCGACATGTTTGACGCTCTCGACGCGGCGACTTCAGAAGAAGGCGACTGAGATGATTGAGACCCGGAGACGCAGTAGGAATGCTCAATATCCCCAGTTCTTCAACTTGCCTATACGGCCGGTTGGGGGGATGTTCAAGTATGACGTGGAAGAGGACATTCCTCCCACTGCGTCTCCGGACATGCTCAACTGTTTCGTTTTGGAAGGCAGGCTGTGCAAGCGGCCAGGCTTTCGTCAGTTCGGTCTGAACATCATCGGCAGTCAGATCATGGGCTGCTTCGGCACGCAGGATGAGGAGAATAACACTCACCTTGTCGCTGTCACGATGACAGGCTTCTGGAAGTACGACTTCGCCACGAGAAACTGGCTGCAGCTCACGGGGCCCGTTCTCACGTCCGGCGACACACAGTGGTATCAGTTTGAGAACTCGCAGAACTCGATCGTCTTCACGCAGGGCGTCGATCAGATCATGCGGCATGATATCTCCGTCCTTTCGACGACATACGACATCCTCTCGGACGAGGCACCGATCACCCGCTACATCACCCGCTTTGCCGACCGTCTTTGCGCTGCGTATACGACGGAAGAAGGCATCTCGAAACCCTTCCGCACGCGTCGTCCTGTCGCCAGTGATCATCGAGACTGGAATGGTCCAGGAAGCGGTTTCGTCGACCAGACGGAGTATCCGTATCACCTTCGAGGGATTCGAAAGATCGGTGAAGGCATGTGCGTCTACACCGAACGTTCCATTCACCTCGCAGAGAGAACGGGTCAAGCGCTCGCTCCCTACACGCTCCGCGTGAAGACGGAAGGCGTAGGGCTCTATGCGGAGAGGTCGCTTCAGCCCCTGCCCGGATCCTCCGGGCATATCTTCATGGGGAACGATGACGTGTATGTCTTCAACGGCTCGCAAGAGAGAGGCATCGCACATCCCATTCGAGACTATATCTTCAATCAGGTGACGCCATCTTCCATCCGATCGAACTTCGGCATTGTGATGAGCGACACGCAGGAGTACCTCCTCTTCTGTGCTCAGGGTGGGGCGACCACGCCAAATGCAGCCTGGGTGTTTAACTACGGGCGCTCGATCTGGTATCCGTGGGCGATCGAGGGTGCGACTTCCGCAACGCTCTGTCGGAACGATGACACGACGACAATCGACGAACTCATCGGAACGATGGACCAGCAGAACTGGGAGTATGACAGTCGTCTTCTGGCATCCGCCTATCCCTCGATGATCACGGGAAACATCAACGGGAAGATGTGCAAGTGGGGTACGCAGTATTCCTCGGACGACGGGAAGCCGATCTTCTGTCGGTGGACGTCGCAAGACCTCGAGTCGGATCAGATTGCCCCGAATCAGCCTCCTGCGTATGTCACGCTGCGCAGCCTTGGCATTAAGTACTATGACAATGGGAGCAGCGCGAACATCCAAGTCTACTTCAGCAATAACGGGGGAGGAACTTGGACTGGTCCGTATAACGTGCTTTTGGAATCGAGCACCCCAGGTGGCGTGAGAGAAGCTCATCTTCACGTGCAAGTCACGGGAGAGCGAGTCCGTTTCAAGTTCGAGCACAACAGCGATACGGAAGCGTTTCAGATTGTCGAGTTCAATCCGGTTCTCGAACTTAGGGAGCCCATCCACACATGAAGTTCAATGCCCAGTGGAACCCGTTTCGACCCGAGAAGACTGAGTCATGGCAGCAATGGGCGGTCAGAATCACGTCCTATATTGGCCGCTTACTGGACTCCCTTTCTCAGCTTATTAACGGGCAGATTACCTTTGGTAATGGTACAGACTTCGATAATATCAAGGGAGAGTGGCGTACAGTCTCCACTGTCGGTATCCCCGCTGGGACCGAGATATCGGTCACTCACCAGCTTGGAGTCACGCCGCCGGGCTTCATCTTGATGGTCCCTCCCGTAGGTGCGTACGTGAGCAGAGGAAATACAGCATGGACAAAGTCACATCTCTACCTTCAGTGCAGCCAGACCAATCAGTGGTTCACGATATTCGTCTTAGCACCACCCGTGACGGAGTAACACAGCTTCGACCGGAAGACCTACGGCCGCTTCGCCTTCAGACGCCAAAGGACTTTGAACGATTGGTCACGCTGTACGCCGGCCTGAAGATGCCGAAGTCGCACGAACGCGTCTTCGCACAGGCGCTGCTTTCGACGGATGCCTTCTTCGTGGAGGCGGGAGAGATTGGCCTTATCTATCTCACCTCGATCATCCCAGGCTTCTGCGGGCAACTGAACGTGTCGTTCTGGGACAGTAAGCTTCACCGTAATCGTCAGGAGGCCGTGAAGACGGTTCTCTTCGAAGCGTGTGAGAAGTTCGAACTGCAGAAGATCAATGCGAGCGTGCCAGTCTCGAACATCCCGCTGCGCAGCTTCTACCGGAAGATTGGTTTCGTCATGGAAGGATGTCTCCGCCGCATGTGGTCATCCTCACCTCCCCAAGACATGCACGTGCTCGGCCTACTCCGAGAGGAACTTGAATGGCAGCTTCCAATTCGACCGACGATTTCTTTGGCGTAGGCATGGCGGGTGCGAACCCGAAGGCAGCGCAGTACGCTCCTGTCCATTCGATGGCGCAGGACACTGCACGTACGCAGGCTGCACAGTACTCCGCGACGTCTCAAGGCCAGCCTCAAGTCGCTGCGAACATGCCTGCGGGCTGGAGCAACATGTTCCAAGGCGCAGCCTTGAATGGGCCAAAGACCTCAAACGCTGCACCGCAGGCGTCGTTGATGTCCTACACGCCGACGGGGAACATGCCGTCGCAATCACAGATTCAGGGGATGATTCCTGGGCCGGTGACCCCGCAGTCGTTGCAGGCGGCTTTGCCCAGTTTGAATGCGGCGGGCATCCACGTTCAGAATGAGGGGAGAGGAGATCTCCGCCCTCGCATTCTTCTGCCGGACGGGACGACTGTTGACTTAGGCAGCTGGGGCAGTACGGGCCAGTGGCAGGATCGTGGGAACATCGGAGACTGGCACTCCGCGTATGCCAACGGGGCCGGTGCGGGAGTTGTAGGACAGGGACCTGCCGAGGTTGGCGCGAGCGTTCCCCGCGTACCGAATGGCGGCGTGAACAGCGACAGCATTCCGCAGGACCTGGCGACACTGCGTGAGTACATGCAGAACTACTACCTCGGCGCGATGAACATGACGGGGAGCGGAGGACGCTTCGACCCGTACTTCTCCCGAGAAGACCTGACTGTGCCTCTCGACCCGTCGTGGAGCACCTTGAACGACGCTATGTACAAGCAACTGGGTCTGTCGAACGATACGACAGCCACAGGCTTGGGCATGATGAAGGACGTGTACAATCAGGGCCCTTCTCAAGCGGACCTCAGTCCTTGGCAGAACATGGGCCTGGGTGCTGGCAACGCGATGATGGGGATGTTCCAGAACAACGGGAACTTCAGCGCCGACTATCAGAATCAGATCCGCAACGGTATGGGCATGAGCGCCATGAACCGCGTTGCGAGCGGCCCGTCGGCGATCGATCAGTACTCCCGCATGAAGGCTCAGGGCGGGATCGGCATGACTGCGTTGCAGAACCAGGCACTGACGGGCGGTCGTCAGGACATCAATCCGCAGTTGCAGGCGATCCAGTCTCAGGGCATGCTCGCACTGCAGGATCAGCTGGCCCAGATCAAGGAGCAGTACGGCGCTATGGGCTTGGGCGCAGGCAGCGACGTCTCGATGGCCTTAGGCACGGGAGCTTCGAAAGGCATCGCTGACATCATCAGGCAGCAGAGCGAACTCTCCTACAACGCTGACCAGGCCGCACAGGGACGAATGCTGCAGGCCGGTGGCATGGAGCAGGGCGCCTGGAACAGCCAGATGATGGGGCAAGGGCAGCTGAATCTCAGTACGAACGATCAAGCGATGAACGCCGGCAATATGATCAGTAATTCCTACCTGGGGCAAGGCCAGCTGTGGAACGATGCACAGAATCGCTCTCTCGGTGCGATGTCGGGAATGGGAAGCCTGATAGGTGCTGGGCAGACGGGCCTCCTCGGCAATGCGCAGCTTGGGCAGGACTTCACGCAGACGCAGGCAGGCATCGCAGGGGCCTATACGAACAACCCTTACGCCTCGAACATGGGGCAGCTGACGCCAGGCCTGGGCATGTATCCGAACGCCGCACAGCAAAATGCGGAATCGAACATGGACAGGTGGTATAACGAGCAACTGCGGTATGCGATGGGTCCGCCCATTCTCCAGGCAGCGAGTGGCTACGCAGGGAACTACAACAATCTGAATCAGGCACAGCCTCAGCAGCATCCCTGGATGAATGTGCTTGGGACGGTTGCAGGTGCTGCGACAGGCGCTATGCCTTGGTCACAGTGGTTCTCTTCGCGCGACTTGAAGGAAGACATCGATCCGGCACAAGGCTTCCTGGAGAAGTTGAAGACGTTGCCAATGTTCACGTGGCGGTATAAGGGTGATCCCGTGAAGCACATTGGGCCGATGGCTCAGGACTTCCAGAAGACATTCGGCATCGGTAACGGAACTACGATTCACTTCGGTGATATGCTCTCCGTGATCATGGGCGGAGTGAAGGAGCTGGCAGATGCCCGCGCAAATTAAGTACAACCGCCAAGGCCATCCCTACTACGACTACGGGGTAGGTGGGCAGGTAGACGCCTTCGCCCAGTCCTTCGTGCAGGGAATGCAAATTGCCCAGTCGATGAAGGATCATGAGGAAGTACGAAGGCAGAATCGTCGCCAGGAACGTGAGGCCTACGACCGACTCTCGCCTGAACAGCAGAAGGAGAAGATTGCCAAGCTGACTGCTCAGGACCTCGTGGACCTCGGCCTTGTCGTGCCGGCAAGCGACGCAGTCATTCCGCAGGGCCCGGTTGAGCAGGGAGACACACCTCTCCAAGCGGACGTGAAGCAGTATTCGACCGGCAAGGGCCCGTTCAAGAAGAACTGGGTGCTACGCAAGGATGCCGTGAGGGACTACCGCCTTGATGAGCTCGCTGCGAACGAGACGAATAAGGTGATCGTGGCGAATGCGGCTAAGGCCGGCAACCTCGACATGCAGATGAAAGAGGCCCAGGTCGCTCAGATGTCTCTGGATCTGAAGAGAGGAAACTTTCTCCTTTCGGCAGAGACAGAAGACCGTGCGACGAAGCAGAGGTATCTCGACTCGGGCATCCCTCTCTACATGGCAGTCGCACTCGGACAGCCTGTCGCCGCAGTGCAGGAGCAACAGCTTCGGGACAAGTATCCTGATGCCGCGGGGCTCCGTGACCAGGAGACGTTCAACTTCGGTCCTCACGCTAAGGAGCTGGGCGCGCAGAAGAATCTGATGGACGCCCGGAAGATGTTTCCTGACTGGCGCGATGCTAACGCATATGCGGAAGCCTACACGGAGGCGATGTACGACGGCAAGTACGACAAGATCCGCGCGCTGAAGCCGTCGATGAAGACTTTCGCGATGGCGCAACTCGACCAAGAAGGTCAACGGCTTGCGTTGGAGAAGGAACGCATCGCACAGACGGAGACGCATTTCATCGAGAGCCAGGCACAGAACCTCGTGAACGGGTCGGGCTGGACGTTAGGCATGGACACCGCGAAGCAGTACGTGAGGAAGACTGCGTACGGTGATAAGGTTGCTCCGATGTCTCCTGAGGCGGTGAAGGAAGTTGAGAAGTGGAAAGGTTCAGTCGAGGCGACTCAGCAGTCTGCCGCGGCGACAGCCTACTACGAACTGCAGATCAAGCAGGGCAAGGCTCAGTCGGAAGCGCGCGAAGGGCTGCGCTCGTCGTTGAAGACGCTGATCGACATGCACAAGGAGCTGGGAGGGAAAGCCCTCGAGACCCAGATGATCGCGGTCAAGGACGAGCTCATCAAGAAGGAAGCTGCCGATCTCGGCATTGACCTCTCTGCCTCGAACGGAAACTTCTGGCGGGATGCCATTTGGAACGCAGCGAAGTCGTCGATGGGCGTAGGGCAGCTTAGTGCTGCAGCCGCAACCGACGCAGCGAAGTCGAACGTCAGTGTGAGCGGCGCAATCGCGAAGGACGTGATCGCCTCGGTCGCGCGGCACACTCTCGGTCAGGAGAACATCCAGCGCCTTGCCACAGGCCAGGACATGGAAGGCGAGCAGTACGCCGACCTCGGAAAGATTCTCAACCAGGTCTTCAACGTCGTCACTGACCCTGAAGGACAGAGCACGCTCTTCTCCTTGAGTGGAACGGAGCTCGGGAACAAGCTGCAGAGCGCGATGAAGGCAGTGCCTGGGTTCCGCGTTGCGTATCAAGAGAATCTCAAGGCGGTCCTCGCTCAGTATAAGGTCGAGGCGGAAGCATCGAACGATCCGATGGTCAAGGATGACCGCCACATGAAGATGAGAGAGATCATGAAGGTCCTCGAAGGGATGGGGGTCAAATGAGTAGCTTCCTCGGAGGCATGCAAGCGTATCTCGACGCTGAGAAGAAGAAGGCGGACGAGAAGAAAGCGCTTGTCGAGACGAGTCAGGCACAGCTTGACAAGGGTCGCCCTGTCACCTTCATGGACGAGATGAACGCGTATCTCTCAGGTGCGAGCACCGACAAGCCTGGACGGAAGTTCAAAGTTGAGAATGTCGTCGACGGTGACACTCTCGATCTTGCAGGCTTTGGTCGCGTACGTCTTGCCGGGATCAACACGCCTGAGACCGTACATCCGCGCCTGGGCGTGCAGAAGGGTGGACCTGAGGCCTCGGCGTTCACGAAGAAGATGGCAAACGGGAAATGGGTCACTGTAAAGCTCCAGCGGGGCGATACCGAAGATAAGTACGGTCGCGCTCTCGCGGTGCTCCAGGACGAAGACGGTAACGAATTCAACACGGAAATCGTCCATGCCGGGCATTCAAAACAGCTATCGAAGGTTCCTACGGGGGCTCCGATTACGACTCCGGAAACCGGCCGTCTCTGGCGAGAAGCAACCGAAGCCGCGAAAAGCGGTATCAAGCGAGGTTTGCTCTATCCAGTTTCTTCCTTCTTCGCGGACGACTGGGCAAGGCTCCAAAGAGAAGGTGACATCCATCGTCGTAACCTTATCCAGGAGCTTGACTCTCGCGGAACAATCGACGGCTCGGTCCGCGATACTGTCGCTATGGCCCCCGAAGTCATCGGAGAGATGATTGGAGGGCTTCCTGCGAACGTCGTGACGTATGGCCTGGGCGGAGAAGTCACAGGCACGGCGAAAGCTCTCTCGATCACAGGCAAGGCCATACGTAGCGTCGGTGCGGCGGGACTCTCGGCCGCGTCGCTCTCTTCCATGGCACAGATCGACAACGGGGAAAGTCGCTTTGCTCACATGGCGAAGGACTTTGTCGTCGGAGGCATGTTTGAAGTCGTCGGCATGCCTCTTATGCGGAAAGCCTGGACCGCGGAGATCGGGGAGAAAGTAGCACGAGATGCCACAGAAAAGATTGCGCGGGACCTCGGAACGTCCTCTGACATCGTCGCAACACACATTGACGCGCTCAGAGCAGGAGGCGTTGGAGCAGACATTCGGGTTGTCAACAAGCTTGAAGAGGAGCTCCGAAAGAACTCAACGGCTGCAGCAAGCCCGCTTGGAGCGATCGTCAGCAAGGCCAAGGCAGATTGGTTCCACAGCGTCCTCCCGTCGGACGTAAATGTAAATCCGAATCTTCGCGCGGAGAGTCCGAACTTCGGAATTCGAGGGATCATCGAACAGAGGAATCCGACTACGGGCGAAACGCAGCAGATCCCGTTCTGGTTCCAGAGTGATCCAGCGGACAGGCCGAAGACCGAAGGCTCTCATGTGATTTCGAAGTTCGAGGCAGACACAACGACGCTGCGCACGCAAGTCGATCAGATGAAGCGTGCAGGCTTCGAAGTGAAGATGGCTCACGCGGAAGTCCAGCATCGCGGGGCATGGACACGGTTCTCCAACATCTTCTACGGGCAGGACGCTCCGAAGCCGGTCTTTACGGATGTGAAGAAGGGCACGTTTGCCGCGACGTCCGTCAGGCCGACTCACGGGCAGAGCGTTCGAGATGACGTGACTGGGAAGATCGTCAGCGTGATTGATCCTGCCTCCGCAGATGATGTGTTGAAGGGTGAGGAGATTACGACGGCGCTGAAACATGCCTCGAGAGGCGATCTTCTAGAGGCGCTTGCAGCTGCTCGCGAGTCAAAAGACCTCGATCAGATGAAGGTCATCGGTGCGGAGCTTTCGGAAAGGACTGCCGCAAGAGTTAAGGCGCTCGGTAACACTCTTAAGGCCGAGAATATGATCTCGCCTGAGACAGAGGCGGAGCTTCTTACGAGAGGGTATTCTCAGGCAGAGATCGACACGATGGCGAAGCCTCGCGCAGAGCGCCTCGTTCGAGAAGACTTCCGTAAGCCAGGTTCCCAGGCGCAAGATCTATCGACGCCAAAAGGCATCCAGGGTCCGCTGTTTAAGTGGGATGAGTCCAGCGGAAGCCGAAGTACGAATGAAATGGGCGTGGGCGGTTTTCAGCGGCGCAGCGGGGAGAACACGCTTGTCAGGCTGATGAACGCCGCTAAGCGGGAGAATACGCTGAGGGAAGTTGAAAGACGCATGGCTGCCGGACAGCTCACGCCTGAAGCTGAAGCGGTTGTCAAGCGCAGAGCGGAGAAGGGCGGAGACCGTCGCACGCGCATGCAGAAGATCCGGGACGATGCTCACGCGTATTCGAAGGATCAGTCGACGCTCTCTGACGAGGCCGCAGGCCGACCGAAAGGTGCAGCTGAGAAGCTAGCGGAGGCTCGTGCGTCTCTCGCGAAGAACGTCGAGCTGAACAAGGACAATCCATACTCTCCCTCCTACAGCCCGTTCGAGGTGCAAGTTCGCACGGACGGCGGGAAGGTTGAACGCAGGACGCTTGCGCAGCTTACTCCCGTGCATACCGTTCTCGAGTATGCAGGGATGAAGGGACAGATGGGGCTGAAGCCTCACTCGACTGGGGAGGTGCGTCATGGAGTAATCGATCTCCAGGGAGGGAAGGTCGAGCTGGAAGCGTTCGACAATCCCTCGAAGGAGTGGGAGAACCCCGCGATGAAGATTATCGTGGACGATGATCACCTTGTCGGGCATCAACCTCGAATCTTCCTCCACAACGAAGGTGTGACGTTCTCCATTGCCAACACGCAGCAGTACGATCCTCTGCGTGGCGACTGGAAGATGGAGAATAGGCATCCCGTCCTCGGGTACGAAGCAAAGGTCACGGATGTAGGACCGATCGACTCGATCGCAGCCTATCAGCATCCGCAAAAGATATATACGACTACGGGTGCTGCAGATCTTGGGTATCGGCAGGAAGACTCTATCACCAGGCGTTTCGGACTGTTCCAGCGAGAGAAGGCCCTTCAGGACAAGGAGTATACCTTCTCCAATCGAACAGTTCGCGTCAAGGGAGGGATTACTGCGGGTGACGAAGTCTCGGGACGCCTGCGTTCTCGTCGCGCCTGGACGGAGACGGAAGTCCCTGGGCGAGGCGAAACTCTCCGCAAGAAGACGTCGCTCGGGAATCAGTATGAGACGTTCGCTTCTCAAGCGGACGAGTTCGAAGCTGCCCCGAAGTTCGATGCAGGCTTCTCTTCGTCGAAGGCAACGGACTACGGGGCAGGAGACTTCACCAGCGAGACGCATCCTCGAACTCTCGAACGCACTCCCAACGAACTTGAGCCTGGAGACATCGTCGAGCGTCCGCCCTCCTTCGCAATTTCGAAAGAGACTGCGTCCCAGCATCTCGAGATGGCGTCGGCCAAACGTATGGCCAAGGTGATGATCGAGGAAGGTGCGGATCCCTCGACGAAAGTCCGTATCACGATTAGCGGAGGTCAGTGGGACGATCTTCACGCGCCCTTCGAATGGTCCCTGGGAGAGCTTTCCACGCAGCGCTTCCGACCTGTCGCTTGGCATAGCCTGACGGCAGTCGCACAGAGCCGTGGCTACCAAGCGATTCCTAACGGCTACGAGGTCCTCCTGAGGAGCGCAGGGCGCACGACCCGCTTCCCTTCGGGCGAGGAGGCTTTGTCCTTCCTCACTCGCGAGCCCCGCATGAAGAAGTACTCTCCCGTTCTGGAGAAGGACCTCCTCGAAGCTTGGGCAGCAGGCGGGGCCGAGAGAGCAACAGATCATCCGATCGACACCGCCCGCTACCGTGCAGTCAAGGTTCAGGAGTCGTCCATCAACGAAGTCGTCGGGGGAAGGAGTCCTGCAACACTCATCTCCTCGCGTGACGAAGAGTCGCTTCGAGCGGCTGTGCAAGGCCTTGCGAAGTCTCAGAACGTCGGGGGAAGGTTCGAAATCTTGAACCTCGACCCTGTCGTCATGCCGGAGCGTACAGGGAAGGTCTCTACGGTCGTAGGGAAGGGAAAGAATAAAGTTCTTCAAGCGGGTGCGACTGAGGCGGAGACCACGTTGCCTCCTGCGGACATCCCGCACAAGCCTGGCGCGAAGGACACTGTTCCGGAACCTTCACGCTTCATCGTATACGAGGAGAACTCCGTCAGGGCGAAGCTCCTCCAGCAGCAAAAGACGTTGAAGAAGATGGGCATCGACCTGTCGAAGTCAACTCAGAACATCCTCTTCCAGCTCTCGCAGTATGGGAAGGGAAGGGGCATTGACTTCCTCTTCGGCAATCGAGATGCAGGCGACGCCCTTCTCTACGCACAGCTGCGGCAGTGGAACAAGCCCAGTCTTTTCAGACTCGGCGGCATTCGCGACGATGCGCATGGAGCGTTCCGCACGTATGGCCCCGAACTCCGAGAGAAGATCGGTGCTCAGCTCGCCGCCAAGCCTCCTCTCAACTCCTACGACCCCGCTCTAACGCAGCGGCTGCGCGGTATGCCTCAGGGACCGGAAACGATTAACATTGGCGGGAAGAAGGTCACGACGAAACTTTCCGAGCCGATGGATCGTGCTCCGGGCCCAGGAGATGAAGGCGTGCCGGACGAACTTCACGACATCGGCGATCTTCTCAGTCCGATCGGCGGAGGGAGCGGAGACGAGCGTCCTCCGCTCCTCGAGCTGACGCCCGACATGCACGAGCAAGTTGAGAAGATCATCCCGAACACTCGCGGCTACAAGTTCCTCGACATCTTCCGCGTCCCGATGCAACTCTTCAAGGAGTATCAGGCGGCGACGGGCATTCCCTTCTATCGCTGGTGGGAAGAGATCGATCACGGTCGTACGCAGGTCACTCGCTTCACGAACCCTGTGTTCAACCAGATTCACGCGCTGACGCGAGGGATCAAGGCTGCAGAGCGACAGCAGGTAGGGCAGCTCTTCGAACTTCGCTACTCCGACCCGACGCACTTTGCCCGGATACAAGGAGACTACTCGCAGTTCTCCGAACTCGCGCAGAAGGGTGAGAAGCTCCTCGATAGCACGATGAGGAAGTTCCTCACGGACATGGATTTGGATCCCGACAAGGAACTTGCCGAACTTCCCTTCTTCCGTAAGCACAACATAACGGAGAAGGAAATGCGTCCGTATGAGAGTGGGCGGCCGCCTTCTCCCATCACAAGGAAGTCTTCCGGGTTCATGGAGGACCTTGCCTTTGACGAGAGGGAGTACGACTTCTCCTCAACGATGAAGCGCTACGCCACGGCCATTGCCCACGAGAAGTTCCTCGCACCGCAGTGGGAAGCGATGAACAAGACGATGGGCGAGTTGATGGGAACGACCTCCGATCCCGCCACCGAGCACATGCTTCAGCTGTTCAACAGGCACCGGGCGGAAGCCATGCACGCTCAGGACCGTATGGGCTACGGCATGGCCATCGGCATTCAGAACGTGGCGAAGCGGTTGAAGATGGATCTCACCCTGGAGCAGTCTCAGGACATCATCAACACGTTTGCAGGGGCGAACTACTTCGCCAACCTCGCATTCAACGTCGGCGTGACTGCACGCAACTACCTCCAGACGTTGCAGACGGTCTTCCCTGTAATGGGGTCGAAGGCAACGTCCTACGGCATTAAGAAGGCCTTGGAGTGGAAGAGGGATCCCGCGTTGCGCAAGTCGATGGAGGCGCTGGACATCGTTAACACCGACACGATGCTGCAGGGCCTCTCGAACATCCAGAAGGCCGTCTTGGAGTCCGACACACTCTCTCACGTGGCGAAGCCTCTGGGACAGATCTCCGACTTGATGAGCAAGGGCGTGGCGATGTATCAGTCGGCGGACGACTTCAATAAGGTCGCGGCGTATCACGCGCAGTACTTCCATGCTGAGAAGGCCGCGAAGGAGTTTCTGGAGAAGGGGAACTGGGAGAAGTTCCTCGTCGACAGCAAGTTGCAGATGAGGGACATCCGAATCAAGGATCCACAGACCGGGATGATGGTTGATGGTCCCTTGATGACGAACGTGAAGAATCTTCTGGCGGAGGGCAAGCCGGCCACAGCTGCACACGTTATGGCACTGGACTTCGCGAAGGAGTCGCAGTTCCTCTACAGCCGGGGCAATGCTCCTGCCGCCATGCAGGGGACCGTCGGCCGCCTCCTCTTTCAGTACGGCACGTGGCCAGCTTGGTATGTGGAGTGGGTCGGGAACAACATGATGTTTCGACGAGGATCGAAAGAAGAGAACCTCAAGAACATCGCACGCTGGGCCGGTGTCAACGCCACTCTCTACTACGGCATGTCTGAAGTCTTCGGCGTGGACTTTGCACGGTGGACGTTCTTCGCGCCGCTCTCTTATCAGGGTGGACCACTCGCCCAGATCGCGCAGGAGGGCATGGCCACGTTCGCTGCGAAGACGTCAGGGGATGACGATCCAGTCGCACGCATCCAGGCAAAGCGCCTAGGCAACGCTTGGAAGCAGCTCGTTCCGTTCCCGACGGTTGCAGCGAGAGGCGTCGCGGGCGCGGCAGGAGACCTCATGGATGGAGAGTATGCCGAAGGCGTTAAGAAGGCCCTCGGCTTACCCTCCACGGACAAGAGGAAACACTAGTGAAAGTATGTCTTGACGCTGGGCATGGAGGCAAGGACATCGGCTACCCCTTCAAGAGGTACCGCGAGAAAGATATCACGCTCGCGGTCGTACGTCAACTCGAGTCCCTTATGAAGGCCGAAGGAAAACATACTCCGGTTCTCACGCGGGTGCTCGATCAGGACGTGCTGCTCGACGAGCGCCTCAGCATTGCGGATGGAGAGAACTGCGACGTAATTCTCTCCATCCACCTCTACGCCGACCCACAGGACTATACGCCAGAGTGGCGCGGAGCAGAAGTTTGGGTCAACCCAGGTCATCAGAGGAACCGTGCCTTGGGACAGCTGTTGCACGAGAGGCTCTTCGATACCTTCGAGGGGTATCCCTGGAAGGGGGTTCGCCACTCTGAACAGCTTGACATACTCAAGCGTGCCACGGTGCCAGCAGCTGTAGTCGAGCTTGGGTTTATTGATCTTCGCCATGAGGCGGAGTTCCTTTCTCGTCCTGGGGTTCAGCACATGGCTGCTCAGGCTCTTCTCTCTGCTCTCGACGCTTACGCCGAGCGTCTTTAGTCCTCTTGTACACGGAAGTGTAGTCGACGCCCAGGCGACGCGCAACCGCCGTCACTCCCGTAGCTTCAATCTCATCCAGGAGGTCCTCAGTCACGTCGAACTTGACGTACTGGGCACCTCCTTGCGTCTTGACTTCGATCTGGAACCGTTCGAACGCGAGCCTCACCGTGTGCCGCGAGATCATTAGCTCGTTGGCGATGCCCTCGATCGACTTGTGCTCCTTGTACATCACTTCGAGCATCAGCTTCGGAATACCTGTCTCACCTGTCGGATCCGTGAAGCCGCGCTCCTTCGCAATTTTCGGCCAATCGATCATTGTTTCCAACCCTCTGCCGTAAGCAGATACTTCCCACTCTTCGTGTCTTTGATGATGAGACCGGCCTGTACTCCGGTCTCGATGGTCTGTTTGAACGTCAGTGCGTTCATCTTCTTGCTGTTGAGGCGAAGCAACTCGCTGTGCCCTGCTCCACCCTGTCTTCCTTTGAGCTGTTTGATCAGTCCGCCGAGCGCTGCTCCTTGTTGTGACTCCTGCAGACTGTCGAAAGTCCCTGGTAACCATGCTTCGATCCAGTCGAGAATACGGACGGCGTGTTGTAGGTGGCATCGCTGCATCTCCAAGTGATTGCCGCCCTCGCTGACGTTTAGTAGCATGGCGAGCCGCATTGCGTGATCGGGTTTTCTTTCGTAATACCCGCTGAATTGTTTGTTCTCGTGACGCTGTCGCTGGTTAGTCGTATACCACGACATGTACCAGTCCCGGCAGTCCGACGACATCATCACCTTCCCGCGGATCTGCGTGAGAAGGCGTAGCCTCTCCATCAGAGCGAACTTCTGCTCCTTATCCATTTCAGGTGGTAGAGGAAATGAACGTGGTGTGTCTTCTTGCACGACGAACAGTAGCCTCGATATGAAGCCACCTCCAAACGCGCTTTTGGGGATTTCCGTCTGAATCCAGTCCAGTGTACTCGCCCCCAGAAACGTAAGGGCCACGTTCCGCAATTCTGCATCACCACGCATGATCGTCGCTGATTTCCAAACGTCAGGACAATCCATAAGTCGGGTGAGCATCGGAACCATGCCCTCTTGGTACTTCTGCTTTCCGAGAAAGGCAGCGAGCTCTGGAGCATAGAGGAGGCCAGTTGCCGGATTCTTATCCTTGAGAGATTCAACGAGGACTTCTGGCGTGAGCTTGTCGGCGAGGACATTGAGACCTATTCCGTTCATCATGTTCACGGCGATTTGACATGCGGACGTCTTTTTGCAGCGGCCGCTCGGCGCCACGATGACGACGCAGAGATTCGGAAAAAGCTGATACGGGCCCATGTCGTAGAAGAGATTGCGGGAGAGGGCTGACGATATCGCCATCATCCCCGCAAAGAAGTGGAAGACCGTAGGAGGCTCGGTATTCCGCGTGTATCTCACGTAGTCAGCTATCCAGCCGCTCCGTGGGACGAGGTCGTCAAAGTCATTCGGGCGAGTTGCTGATGGATCAACTTCCCTCCTAACGTCCTCAATTGTCATGTGGAAGACTCGAGCGAGACTCGAGTACAGCTCCTCAGGACGTGCCGCCGGTGATACGTCTCGCACCCAAGAGAAGATTTTCGTCTTCGACTCGGGTGCGATATCGGTCATCGTATTGAGCGCATCCATCAGCTTGTGAATCTGGGTGGAGAGCTCAAGGTCCTTCACGCGAGAAACCTCCGAAGGCATGCCACGTTATAGAGGGCAGTGGCCATCTGGTCAAGTTCCATTTCAGGCGCGTCGAGGAAGCTGTCGTAGTGAGGCCAGGCACCGTGAGTGGTCGTCACGTTGTCCAGGCGCTCTACTTTATATCCCCACTTCAACGGCTTCGAGGTGTCGAACGTCCCTTTCGGAAAACGTGTTGCTGCTCTCCTCGCCTCGGAGAGGTCCTGCATTCCGAGGAAATGTACTTGCTTCCCGAGGTCCCAGCCTTTGTGGTGGATATCGAACTCCGCTATCCACGCTTGACGATCTCTTCGATAGGGGAAGCAGATCGTCGGTACGTACATCATTCGGTAGAGCTCGAGCAGGCCCATTCTATCACCTTCATCGTCTCCGACGATCACTGCCGCAGTACGAAGGTTGAACTGCTCCAAGCACCATTCGAGGTTGTTCCGAGTGAACTCTACGTCGTCGATGCGGTCAGGGCTAATCACGATGTCCGCCGCGATGATCGATTGTGCGATGACGATGTCTTCCCTCTTCGCCATATGCCCGAGTTCGTGGAAGCCGTTGTCGAGAATGATCGTTCTTCCCTTCTCACGTTGACCGACGAAGAAGTCTCTATACTCCCTGTCTCCGACAATCCTGTGTGCTATGGCGAAGTCGAAGTCCGTCAGGCGACTCAACTCCTCTGCGTGTGACTTTGGAATTTCCATTCCTAGCTTCATCCGAGCAACTCCTTCGTGAGGGAGGCGTTACCTTCCTTCGCCTCTTTCCAATTGAGGCCGAAAACTGTCTCAGCGGGACAGCTCCAGCCCTGCGGATAGTACACCCTGATCATGTCGGGATTCGCACTCGCCTCGACAATCTGGGGCCACTTTCGATTCATGTGAGTGTCGACACACTCCTTCACTTGCTTCGCCAGGTCCTTTGGTGTGACGCCTACGACTTCGTCATGGACGCTTAAGCGGAGAGAAGCTCCTGCGGGTAGGTCTCCGTCAATGTCGATGATCGCATCGTACATCATGTCTGCGGCGGTGCTCTGCTGAGGGAAGTTGTAGACTTCCGTTACTTGCCTGGAGAACCACCATCTCCGTCTGTTCCACGGATTCTTGAGGTAGCCGTTCTTCTCGACGAACTTGACGTTGCGTTCTCTCCACTTCCAGAACGTTTCGAAACGCTTGGCGAACTTGCTAACGAAGGTCGTCACCCTGACAGTCGCCTGTTGATACGTCAGCCCCTGATACGAAGGCGTCTTCATCAACTGCTTGACGATGGACGGAATGCCTCGTCCGTAAGAGAGACCGTAAACGATAAACTTAGAATCGTAACGTTCATCCTTAGTAACGTCCTCGATTCGCTTACCAGAGGTTTCGGCAGCAATTCCGTAGTGCTGGTCGACTCCCGAGGCGAGAAGATCCAATCCCACCTTGTCTCCTGAGAGAACCATTGCAAGTCTCCACTCAACTTGACTCCAATCGGCGGAGAAGAAAACGTGCTCCGGAGTGTCCGGGATGTAAATCTCCCGAAGCTCCAGCGGGATGTTCTGAGCGTTGGGTTCCCACGAGTTAAGTCGACCAGTTGCAGCCTTCGCCGTGCCAAAGCGAGGGTGAATATAATTGGAGGAGTCAGTCTCCACGCTGACGAAGGTACTGTCAGCTTTGAGAAGGCTGCGCCTTTCGATGATTTGGAGGAAAACGGGATTGTCCGAGATTTGGGCAAGGTTTTCTAACGCCTCCTCATTTGCGGTAGGACGCTGACCACGATTTCGATCCCGTACGTATTGCACGGGAAGACCGAGGTCTTCGTAGAGGACTTTCATCAGTTGTTTCGGACTGTCGAGGTTGAGCGTTTGATCACCGAAACCTTCCTTCAGGACGGCTTCGATTTCCATCGCCCTCTTCCTCATGACGAACGACCACATGATCGCCTTGTCCACGTCCTTCTTCAGGCCCTTCGCGGACATGCGACGAAGGATCGGCTGGACAGGCGCAACGTGTTTCGTGTAGAGGTCGAGCATGTCGAGAGAGCGTAGCTCCTTCTTCATCTCGAGGAAGGCGCGCGTCGTGCTGTCGATGTCCTTACAGTTATACGTGAAGAGATCGCCCTTCTTCGCCTCGTCCTTCCAATACGGCATGTCTGTGTAGAACGAGGCGACAGTGGCAAGGTCCTTCTTCATGTCCGAGTTGATGAGGTGAAACATCAACATCGTGTCCCAGGTGGGACCGTTGAAGTGAACACCTTTGTACTCGAGGAAGGGTTGGTCGAAAGACTCAGAATTCTGCCCGACTTTCGCAACGCGACCGTCGAGCATGATCTCCGCGTGGACTTTCCTCATCTCAGGGTGCCAGCGGAAGCACGTGCTTTGGCCAGGGAGGACTCCCAAGCCATTGCAAATGATGTCGCTGTTACGAGGGTCTAGGTTCGTCGTCTCAAGGTCGTAGACTACGTAGCCGTGCTCAAGTGCGAGAGCGTGAAGGTCTCTCGCTTCCTGCACACTCCCGTCTCTCACGTAGGCAGTGGGAACGCGACGAATCTCAGGAAAGGCACTCTCCCCGAGGACCCGCTGAAGATCGAAGATTGGATAGGCAAACGCGCCTTGATCCCTCATTACGTAGGCGGGGTGGAGTGTTCCAACAACTTTCACACCCTCCAGCCCCGGCAGCGGAACACCTCGATGCAGAAAGATCCCCGTTTTGTACGTCAGGGCATTGAGAGGGGTATCCCCCATCGCCGCTACGACGTTGGGCTTGACGTCTTGGATCTCCTGCGTGAGGATAGTTGAGCAACACGTAATCTCTTCTCCCGTGGGTTTTCTGTTGCCTGGAGGACGGCACTTAACGGCATTCGTGACGAATACGTCCTTACGACTAATCCCAGCCTTCGCGAGAAGTACTGTAAGAACCTGGCCACTTCCACCGATGAAAGGACGACGATATCGGGCTTCTTCTTCTCCCGGCGCCTCACCGACAACCATAATTCTTGCGTTGGCGGGTCCTTCGCCGAATACGGGGCCCGGTGCGTGGTATAGAGGACATTGCTGACAGAATGACGGTTTTCCTGCGCCATGATCTTCTTCCTCCACTACGGCCTCCCGATCAGCATCATGATTTCTTCACGGGCCTTCGAATCAACAAAGAAGGCTCCTCGCATCGCGGAAGTGACGACGTCAGCGTCGGAACGTATGCCTCGAAACTGCATGCATCCGTGCCGGCCGGTGATGATAACACAGCACCCGATAGGCTCGAGGTGTGCTTCGAGAGCATCTGCAACATCTTGTGTAAGTTGCTCCTGCAGGACGGGCATGGACAGTCGCTCTTCAACTGCTCGAGCCAGTTTAGATAGGCCCAGAGCCTTTTTCTTGGGAATATACGCAACGTGTACTCGCATTGGAACCGGCTGCAAGTGATGCGGACAGAGGCCGATGACTTCGTGGTTCCGAAGGAGGACGGCGCCCCGGTACGATGTGGGAAAAGTCTTCCAGTTAGATGCGGCTGGGGAGAGCATTTCTTTGAAGAGGCTGGCGACGCGTTTCGGCGTCTCTTTGTAGTTGTCGTTTTCGACATCGATTCCCATTCCTTGTAGGAGGAGCGTAACGCCTTGCTCCATTTTGGCGGTGTTAAAGCGACTGCGTTTCTTGGTCATCGTTTTCTCCAGGCGATGAGGAGCAGGATGAGAGCCCAGGCGGCGAGGATGAGGTAATATCCCCAGTCTGCCATCAAGGCTCCGTCCGGCATTATCGCACTTTCAGAAGCTTGTGCATCTGCACACTGAGGCGGAGTTCAGGGTGTTGACGCTGGAGGTCCTGGACGACTTTCAGGGCTTCGAAGTCAACTTCGTACTTCTTGTTGCACGGTTGGAGGAAGGTGGGTTTGGCACACTCATTCGCGAAGTAGAGTGCGTCGTCGATCGTTGGCCAGCCTGGACCGTTGCCGAGGCCGCCGACAATCACCTTGACTTCCTTGCAGGGGGTGACGTTCTCTTTGAGCCAGCCGGGTTTCGGACTCATCGTAATCCAGATTTGGTCGTGCGACGCCCAGTCAGGCAGTTTGATAGTGCCGGACGTTTCGATGTGGATCTGGAAGTCGTCCTGGATGAAGGCTTCGGCGAGGTTCTCAAGGTGAGGCTGGTCGAATGGCTCACCGCCCGTAAAGCAGACGTGAACGAGTTCATTGGCCTTCGCCCAGTCTACGAGAGCGGTCAGCGTGAGAGATCCGCCACCTTTCCACGGATCCATCCTGTCGAAGTCCGTGTCGCAGTGGTGACAGACTTTCTTCCCGACGCTGCAT